GGAATGCTTCCTAGAGGTTCTAGAAATTGTGGGTTTTCATGTCCTTCTAAATAATTAGTTTCTTCTATTTCTTTATTTTGTTTGGCAATTTTTTTTCTAATCTCATCTGCATTATTTAAAATAAATTGTTCTTCGTTATTTCTAAATGCTTGTATTGAGTCCCATTTAGGGTCTTTTAATTCATCAAATTTTTCACCTAACAAATCATCATCTTGTGATAAATCAAAAGTTTCTATAGGTGTTTTTGTAACTTGTTCTACTGTATCTGAAACTGTATCAACTATATTATTAACTGTATCATCTGATGTTCCACTTAAACTTTCTTGTACAATGTCAAAAGCTTTTTGAGCTTCTGAACTCATGTAACTTGTTATTCTATCAGTTTTTTTTAGCGAAGCAGAGTGCATAGCTGCACTTGTATTAACTACAAAAGGGTCACCGTTATCATAAGAATATGTAACAGCAGTTTTCTTACCGTCTACTATAGAGTCTCCTGTACTAAAATCTGTAATTTGACTAAGTCCTAAATCTTGTGCTGCCGTGTTATAATTTCTAACTCTTCTATTGATTAGACCTGTCATCACACCATTTTGATTAGTAGTAGGGTCGTTAGCAGAGATAATATCTAAAGTATTTTTTAATGCATTTTCATAATTTCCATTAATTAAATCTGATTTAAAACCATTGAATAATTTTCCAGAATTGTAATACTGGTCAGACGCTACAATTTTCATAGAGTCTGGTAACTTATTCCAATTTTCTTCACCTATGTCAGATTTCATTTTGTCAATGTTGTATAAAACTATTTGTTTTGCTAAATCTTTATCAGCCATTTCGTCCGCATTTAAATTACTAAAATTTAAAAACTTTTTTAGACCATCGCTAATATGTGTTATTCCAAAACCTCTTGTTCCTTTACCACCTTCTAAAGCTACTTTTCTTCCTTCTGTACCTTCATCTTCGGCAAGTATTTCTAAAAATTTATTTATCCATTCTTCATTCATATATTAATCCAAATTCATTAGCATTTTGCCAAAATCGGCTGAGAAATCTTTGTCTAGTATTCTTAAAATTCCATCGTTTCTTTCTCTTAAAACTTTGTTCCAATCTGCATTTTGCACCATAGTTGCTAACTCTCCTTTGTTACCGATAACTTCTGCGTAACTGTACGCAAAGGCTCTACCATTTACTTGTATTGGGGCCATTGTATCTCTGGCCATAACTACAAATTGATTTCCATAAAAAGGTGCTAATACTAAATCTACTGCTTCGTACATTCCGTTAGTTGTTTTAGCCACTTCGTTAGAAATAAACTGTGAACGTTTAGTTAATTCTTTTGAAATAGAAGGATTGCCATTAGGCATGTTACGTCTGTTCCAAAGCATACCGTCAACTGCAACGTAAGATTTTGCAACTAATTCTATAGCTTTAGATGATGCATCGTCTTCATTAACTCCAGTTAATTTAAATACTCTTGTTAATCTTAATGCTTCTTGAACTTGCATAGTCACATCTGCAGGTGTGCCAAACCATAACAAAGGGTCAAATTTACTTGCTATATCTGATTGGATTGACTCGGAGTCGTTGTTATATTCTTTATATTGTTCTGGTGAATTTATAATTTGCCACATTTTAGCAACAGCTTGGTTAGTATCCAGTCCTGCTACTTGTTCTAAGGTATTAACACCTTCATAAAATACTTCTGCTTTTCCAGATAAATAATCTGCTGTAGGACTGTTGTCCATACCCAATGCTTTTAATTTTTTAAATCTTTCATACCCAATTTTAAAATCTTCTACTCCGTCAATATCAAAAATATTTGTATTGTTAATAACGCCAAGACCTTTATCTAATTCATCTTTCCAGGGTGTAAACACTCTAGCATTGATAGACATCAGACTAGCTACATAACTGTCTAATAAAAGTTCTTTGTTAAAATCTTTTTGATTTGGATGACGATGAGGAAACTCTTCATAATGTTCTTTAGCTTTTTGGTCTACAACTAAAGATAGTTTTTTATAGATAGATTCTTCAGCTAATTTTTTATCTGACTCACTTACAGTTTCACCTTTGTACACACTTTTATGAGATTTACCTTCATAAAACATTTGTTCAACATTGACACCTTTTTTAACAGTTGATGCTTTTGATTTTATTTGTTTTAAAATTCTAGTAGATTGCTCTTGGTGATTAATGTCATTTCTAAAAGATGGTAGTTCACTTTTCTTACCTCTTTTTTCTAAGACAATATCATAAATTTCTTTTAACTCTTCAACGTCACTAGTTGTTGCAGCTCTTTCTTCAAGAAAATTTAATATAGTTTTGTTAGCTTCTTCTGGTAATAAAAAACCTTTTCCTTTTTTATCAGTTTTATTATTGTACCAAAGTTTTAACATATCACTTCGGTCACCTTTAGTTTTTTCCCATGAGTCAACTACTTGTGTATGTGCTGCACTTCTTTTATTTAAATTTAATTGTACTGCGTCTGCTTCAAGTTTATCAGCTTGTAAATCTAATTTAACTTTGCTCCATGCTGTGTCGTATGCTCTTACATAGGAGTTAGACATATCAGTAAAATTTCTAGTTACTTTACCAAATTCTTCATCTAAGTTTACATCTGCCATAGTTAAACCTGTTACAGTTTCATCACCTATAGTTTCAAAAATGTTTTTCTTAACTTGATTAGCGTCATTGATAGCGTGAGTAACTGCAAAGTTTACGTCAATTACACTAGTGGCCCATTGGTTTTGTAAATCAGCAACTCTAGGGTCATTCTTATCTATTAATTTTTTAATTTCTTTGGGGTCTGTAATGCCCTCATTTTCTAATCTTGCAAAAGTAGATTGTGCTTTTTCTTTCTTTTCGTCACCATATGCTTCACTAAATTTAGCAAACGATTTATCAAAACTTCCCAGTGCTTGAGCAATTTGTTTGCTTTCACTGTTTCTTTCAATACTAGGTTTTCCTGCGTTAGTGCCACCACTGTATATATTTGATACTCTATTATTATATGTTGCCATTATCTAAAATACTTTCTTTCTGAGTTTGAGCCATATGTTGCACCGCTTTCTGCTACACCAATAGCTAACGCCATTTTACTTGGGTCACTAGGTACTGGTAGACTATTAATTGTTCTTGAGTTAGTAGCAAATACTTCAAGTTCTTTTCTGTTTAATGAAACCATGTCGTTATCAAATGCACTTTTGTTTTCCATAAAATCCATATCAAATTCTGCACCATTATCTTTTAAAATTGCACTTGTATTACCTACATTTAAATTTAACTGTTCACTCATCTGAGCAATCTTTTCTAATTTTGTTTTAAATTTAGACCTAGTTAATTCTTCTTTAGCTTTACTTTTTTCATAATCCACCTGGCCTAAGTCATCTGACATAGCTCTGTTAGCATTAGCGACAGCTACAGCGTTACTTGCTCTAACAGTATTAGCGTCATTCTGTTTTGCATTAAACTCTTGTACTTTACTAAATACAGATAATGCGAATTGAGCTTCTGGTGAACACATATTATTTTATTTCCTTTATCATTAAGTTAAATAGTTTTTTTTCGTAACCGTATTTAACGGTGTCAATTAAGTTAAAGCCTAAAAACTTTAACCATTTGTTTCCAACTTCGTTTCTGACATCAACGTAGTTATATAAATATTTGTAATCTTGTCCCATTTCTTGAACCCATTTAGGACATTCTCTTAAAAATTGTAGTGTATGGTTTAATAATTCTGGACTAGATAATAACCAAGCTACTCCATACTCTTTGTTATCACTGGGGACTACACCAAACATTCCAATAACACCTTCTTGTTCAGTCCCAATTATAGAATATGTTTTGTGATTTAATTGTTTAAATGGATGTAACAAAGCTTGTAATGGTAACGCATTATGTGAAGCTTTAATTTCATTTAAATCTTCTTGTCTTACCTTAGTTGCTAATTCGTGTGCGTCATCAGATTTAGCAAGTCTGACATATTTCTCCATTAGGCCCTACCAGAGCGTCTATGATAAAATCCTTCTAATTCTGCTGAAACAAAGTGGACCGGTAAATGTGAGTCTGACTTTAACGTACATGTGTAGTGTGTGTTTCTAGATTGAATAGGTATATTATAAGTACCGCTTGTTATATTTGGCTGTCCAATAACAGCACTTGCACTGTTAATAACAGTTCCATTAAATTCATAATCAACATCGCTTCTTCCTTCTTGAGTTACAGTTGCTTTGAAGAAACCACTGTTTTGATAATCTACAGAAACTTGTCTTATCTGGTAACGTCCAGATGTTAAGGCTACTGTACCGTTTCCAGATGCTTCTCTTAAATATGGAGTAGAAAATTTATACTCAGATAAATAAGTAGAACCAAAAACTGCTGAAGTATGATTGCCTTTAATTTTTTGTGTAGTTCCAGAACTAGAACTATCTATTGTTAAGTTAGAACCGTTAGTCGAGTCTACAGCTTTTAAAGTTTGATTTAAAGAATATGGAATTGTAAATGTTGTTAAATCTGTAGCTGAGTCATAAGTACCAGTTAATGTTGCTGTTCTAAAGTCCATAAAAATATTATGTGTTAGTCCAGTAAAATCTGGGTTACGTAAATCTATTCTTAATAATTTTGTATTAGTGTTTTCATTAACTACAACATAAAGATAACTGTCATATGCTTCTGCTGATAATATCTGACAATTATTTAAACTCCATGTACTCCAAGATGATTGTACTTTTTTATTAGCATCCCAAAAATATTTATAAATGTTTATAGTGTTTGCATTTGTAGAACTTACAGCACTTGAAGGTGTGTATGCAGTATTGTTAGTAGTATCTAAAGTGTCATGACATAAAACAATCATTGTATCTTCAATGTTGTTAGAAACAATTTTGTATGCATTGTTAGGTATTAGAGAACTAACACCTATTGTTACATCAATACCGTCATTTGTTAATGTATCATCATCTGCAAAGTATTCTGTAATTGCAGTTTTATCATTTCTATTTTGTGCAAAGTAAACATATTTACCTGCTGAAACTGGAGCAACTTTTATTGCATGTGANAANGTACTTGTTTTTGTTAGTACTGCTGTTGTTGGTGTTACAGCGTCTCCCGAACTTTCTAGTATGTATTGTGCTTCACCAGAAAATAATAAAAGTTGTTCGTTAAAATCTATAGAGTTATGAAGTTTGTTAACTGTTGTTCCCGCTGCGGCAATATCAATAGGGTCAGTGTCTAAAACATCTGTACCTGTTGTTGCATAAAAATTATAATAAGAAGCATTTTCAGATAACACTAAATTTTGGTCTGAAATAATTCCTAATCTGTTTTGAAAAAATGTTAAATTAGAAATTTTCTTACCTACAAAACTTGGTGCAGAGTTTGTATCTTCATCACCACTTACTCTGTTTGTATAAGTTTGTTGTGTAAAGCTAAATGTACCATTGCTATTATTAATTAATGCAAAAGGCATTGTAGAATTGTCTAAACCTAGTTTAACCCCTGGGCCTACACACTCACTCCAAACACCATTAGCTGTAAACTCTACATAATAATCTGAAAGTGAGTCACCCTCATCGCCAGTGATTTGTATAATCATTCCTGGTTTTGCATAATATGGTAATTCAGCAAAGTCACCAATACTGTCTTTTATTGCATACATAGCTTGGTTACCAAAACCATCTGTAGTCTCAACAGCAAACGTACCGCTACTGCAAGTTCCATAAATAGTGTTACCATATTGTGTATGAGTAAACGTTCCAGTAATTCCAGAATAATTTGCTAATCCTTGTGACGTACTTAAAGTAGCACCAGTGTCAGTTCTTATAGTTTTAAATCCAATACCATCTGCACTGCTTGACCAGTGAGAAGAAGCTGTTCCATATAATAATATGTGAGCAATCTTTTCTGTATCTCTAAATGCACTATCTGTTGAAGCGTCATTACCAGTTGGCATTTGAAACATCACTTGTATCGGATATGACCAAGTAGAATGATTTAAAGTTACACTATATTGTCTTCCGTATTGTGAACTTTTAACATAAGAAATATATTCTTGTACTTTTGCTGCGGTTGTAGATGAAGTTTCAGCTATTGTTTTAGACTTGTTTGCTACAAATGTAAAATCTGCAATATTAGAAAATGCTAAATCTTCGATAGGTTTTGTTGTAGCTAGATAACTTGCACCACCAGTTCCAATAGTAACTGTTTTTTCAACACCATTTAAATCAAAAACTTTTACTGTACCGTTTGTAAATATAGCTACGTATTGGTTTGCACTATCTCTGTTAATCCAGTGTAATGCTGCGTTGTTTGGAAACGCTGAAGAAGATAATAGATTAGCGACAAACTCTGTCGGTGGTCTTTTAGTTAACCCTTCAATAATATTAGATTGGAAATTAGTTTGTGTCTCTGCTTGTCCTACATTACGTTGAACAGCATTTTGTTGACTAATACCACCAATAAGATTGGGGATTGATGTTGAAATTAGTCCCATAAATTAGTTCCTACCAGACCTTCTTGGGCCTCTATTAGCAATGTAACCAGTGTTATATTCATCATTTAACATGTTAGCGTCCATAGCTCTTGAGTCTGCTTGTTCAAATGCCATGTGAGCTTCTTGCTCATCTAGTTGTGCCATTTTGATTAATTCAGTTGCACCTACATATCTTGCAGCAAATCTTCTTGAAGCTTTAACTACAATGTATCTTCTTGCATACTCAGGTAAATGTTCAAACTGTTGTACTAATACTTTGTCTACTATTGGGTCATAAGTAAAGATGTCTGTTTTGTTTTTTAAATCGTATAAATATTGGTTTCTAATAGTGTACTGATAAAAATATTGATAAGGGGCCGAAGCCTCTATTTGTACACAGTTAGCTTCTAAAGGTACTTTATTAGATGTATCTCTTGAAGCTGTAATTTGTAATTCTCTATTAAAGAACCAACCTTGTGACTGAACACTCATAGAAGTTTCATCTAAAATATTCTTAGCGACCGCTACGTCTGTACCAATGTTTCCAGTAATTGAACTGACTGGACTCTCACCGATAAAACTTAGCATGGTGTTTATCGCTTGTAATTCGCTTGTAGAATTTATTTGTGTTGTCATTGATTGTCCTTTGTAAATTTGTAAAGCGGGGGACTTAGTCTCCCTTGTCCCCCACTCCTATATAGTATAAATAAACTTAATGAATATTAAGCGTCTTTAATTCCTACGGCACTTTCCGGTCTAAGTACACCATGACCCATAGCGTATTTAGCAACCATTAGAGTACCTTGTCTTCTAATGTCGTATTCCATTTCAGTAGCTAAATCCATTAACTTAACAGTTCCAACTGCTGACGGGTGACAAACTAAACCTTCGTATGCAGTCAAGTTAACAGCTTGAGGGTTTGAACCACCCTGAGTAGCTGAACCTTGGTCTACACCTGAGTTCACGTTTGAAGCAACAAAATGAGGAACAGCAATTAATCTGATACCTGCAATTTGTAATACTCTACCTGAAGCAACACCACCATTAGCACCACCACTGAAGTCAACATTGACTGCATTAGTAGCATTCGCTAATTTGTAGTACATTTCTGGTTTTAAGAAACAGATTCTACCTTCAGATGGAACATACTTGTCATCTAAAGTTTTGGCTGCGTCAAACAATGAATCAATAAATCCATTTGCAGACGTTGCCGCAGTTGCAGAAGCGATAGCAGTATTAGTTAATACTGTACCTGCGTCTCCACCTGTAACATTGGCAGTACTCGTTTGAGCAGCTTGACCAATAGTTTGTAGAACGTGTTTGTCTTTTTGGAAAGCTAATGCTCTTCCAATTTCAGTTGAGTAGTTACTTCTAACATCCCAATGATTCTTAGCTTCTTCAATATTGCTTAAAAAAGCTGAAGAAACTAAAAGGTCATTAATCGTAATAACCTTTTCGTTGTGGTTCACATCAGACCCAAGTATTTCTGCACCTGGAGTATGATAAGCCGCAACAGTTCTACCCATTACAGGGAACGTTGCAGATTTACCATTAGCAATGCTTCTTACAGAATCAGCACCTTGTGTTTTACTCGCTCTATCGAATGAAGTAATTACTTCACCAGTGAACGTTTTTAAAAACAGGGCATCTTCTGCATTTGC